AATAAACAAGACCCACCACAATCCTAGACGGAGTCAAGGAAAACCAGGCAAAAGCAATGAGAGAAACCTCGCAAAAACCTGCGGGGTTGTTAAAAAACTGGGCGGGGTTGCCCTAGCCTGGTAGGGTGTGGCGATGTCTCCATTTCGCTTTTTGGCGCCTTCTTTCCCTCTTTTTTTGTTGTCTTGATTAGGAACAATGCCTAGGTGCTTTTTTGCCTAAGGCTAGCGGAAGTAAAAATTCTTGCGATCGGATGTCAAAAGTCAAATTTGACTTCAGTACTGTCCGCACGCGGGTTATTCCGATTTTGAAGCGGGTTGAGGTGGAAGATTATCCTGCGAAGATCGGACGCATATATGGTTGGAGCCGGCAGCATGTTTCTTATTACCTAGCGAAGCTGGAGAAGTGTGGTCTTGTCAAGCGCAGGGTTCGCAGCCGAGCGGTCTTCTATCAGCTGACGAGTCGAGGTCAAACTTTTCTCGAATCATGTGAGGGCGTGGTTTTCGGTTCGGGCGTGTACAGGTTGGACAGGTGCCAAGTGCGTTTTGTGATTGTGTGTGAGGGTTGTTTGCCCGTTGATTTTAGGCGTGTGGAGATGGTTAATTGGACGGCTTTGTTGGGTTTGGAGCAGGGTGTTCGAGTTAGGCACACTAGTCGCAGTTGGATTGTGCATGTGGAGACTTTGTATGGGCGGCATCCGGGAGAGTTGTTTGTTTTGGCCAAGAATCTTGCTGATCGTGTGGCTAAGAGTCTGATGCTGAAGTACGGTTGCCGATTAAGTGAGGGTGAGGTTTGTCGGGGCTACGAGTTGAAGGTCGATGATCCTGTTGCCAAGCTGCTGGCCCGGTATTTCTGTGTTAGCACGCCTGAAAGGAAGATAGACCACAGTCCAGGAGTCAGTCAGGGTGAGTTAGAGCATTTGAGTCGGGACGCGGCTGTTGAGTATCTACTGATGCCAGAACGCGTGAAGAAGCTCGAGGGCCAAGTGCAGGCGCTACATGTGGATCTTGAGGAGCTCACTGGGGCTCTCAAAAAACTGTTGAATATGGAAGGTACAACGTGGCCGAGTCTTGAGCAAGGCAGCTTGGACCGCTATGTGACTTAGGGGAGTTTTTGGAAGTGAAGTCGTGTTCAAAGGCGGTTTTGGGGCTGATGCTGGGGCATGGTAAAAGTCCATGCCTTTTGGCATGCGCTCTTCTTACACCTGTTGATGTAGACTATGGAGGCTCTGGTTTCGCTGTCTTCAACATGGCCGTTTTACTGGAGTGAGCGTTTCTGAATGGAAACTAACGCTGAACCTGTTCAAACTTCGAGAAAAAGGCGTCCGCAAGAAGCGAAAGTCGGCCGCGTCAAGTACATTTTACAGTTGATCAAGGAGATTCGAGGTGATATTAAAGAGATTAAGTTTCAAAACCGCAAGATTTTCTGTGGTCTGAAGGATTTCTTTCATGTTGAGAAGCCAATGATTCAGAAGATTGCTTGCGTCGACGAAGTTGATATGGAGATTCTGGAGCTGCTGTTTGAGGCTGGTAGTGCGGGTTTGTTGCCGAAAGATCTTGCAGCTCGCCTAAGTCAGTTTCAGGTTAGGCGGCATCAGGTTAGCCGCAGGATCCTGCGGATGAATAAGCGTTTGGAGCGGAAACTCGGTGAGCGAGTCGCAGAGAAGCGGGGTTGGCACTGGGCCTTGACTGGTTTCGGGTTTGACGTTTGGGGTGAATCTGAGGCACCTTCGAGGATGGAGAATGGAAAGGAAGCTTATCAGAACTGAACCTGTATCAGACGCTTCCTTTTCAGTGCGCGCTAGATTCTGTTCGATTACTTACACAAGAAGAATGGGAAAAGCGAATCAAGTCAGCGGTCAAAATTAGCTAAAGACGAAACAAAAATCAAGATACATCTAATATTTGAGTTGTATTTTTTAGCGGATCAATCTTAAGCCTAATCCGCAAAGCACGGAGCAAATCTCTCCCAACAAATCCTGTTCGGTTTGGACTAGATTGCAAAAGGGCACATCTATCCCAATTCCTAATCATCCTAGTGTAACAGACAACTGAACGGACATTCCCATTAACATCTTGCACGCAAATCTTCACATGTTTCTGATAGTATGAATAATTGCATCCAAGATGTTCTCCTTCTCTCATCTCAAAAGGGGAAAATATTGCTAATTCTTGATTAAGCAGATTTGCATTGAAAACCTTCAAACTAGGGTTACCTGTGTCAAGATCTGCGAGAATTGGCGAACACTCCTTAATTATCTCTTTTTCGTCAGTCCCTTCCAAGCCTATATACAATTTAAGAGTTGGATATGAATCATCGCCAGTTATTGGTGTCCAGATTGATTCTTCTACGATGTCAGGTGCAGAAAAAACATAGCAAGCCTTGTCATACTCTTTTGCGAGTTCTTTTATCTTTTCAACTGCTATAGGTTCATCGTCAAGAGTCTTGTAAATAACCTTTCTATCGCATATAACAATCTGTCGATAGCCAGTAGCCCATGCATCTCTAATCAGGTCTTTGCATAATTCATAAACTGTCTTAACCAGTTCTTCAGATTCATTGAGGCTCAAGCCTTGAAACTCACTAAAGGATAGGTCAAAGGGATTTTTGGACGGAATTAATTCCCATGTTAAAAATGGCAGGTCTATAGAAGCTTTATCCGTTTTTCTTTGTTTTTCTGACAAGAAAATACGTGGAAAGCAATATTCTGTTTTGGACGGTGTTAACAAGTCTTGGGGAAAATCGCCTAATATCCTGACACGTCTTGATTCTCTTATCTGATCTGTGATTGTAGGCATATCAGACATTTTTAATAGTCTCCTCTTCGATTATTCTTTGTATCATGTCACTTCCAAATTGGTTTATGAATTTGTCAAAATCATCCATTTTATGTGTTGTATACAGTATGCTCATAAAATATTCTTCCTCTGCATTTGTCATCAGCGGTTCTATACTAACTTCGTAGCCACCTTCTTGTTTCATAGGAAAGGAAGTGCCAAGCCTAATAGCGGATACTTTCATTGGAGCTTCCAAATTCTTGGATACTTTTGCGACAAAGGTTTTGTTTACAATTGATGTGAGCCTTTCTAGTGGTTTAGATTTTGCCTTGATTCTTGTTGTGCAGGTAAAACTGGCTGATGATATAATATTAGGATATATATTCATGGCGATAAGCATCTCTGTTATTTCTTTATACCTTGATTCCAAGTTGACTGTGTTTATTATTCGGAAATATACTGGAGCAGGGGCAGCAACTGGTGGCAAAAAGACAATAGTGTCTCCTTTTGAAAATGTCTGAAGCGGGACTGGACGCCCTTGAGGGTCTAGTACTTGCTGTCGCACTTCTATGTAATTCCTAGTCTTCAAGGCTCTATCGAATTGTTCAGGCGTAAATGTGACAAATTGAGTGTGAAATACCAGTTCGATTTGCGTTCCTATCGCAAAAGTTGACATCTTTAACCCATTATGTATAGTCAGCGAGGACTCTGTTAAGTTTTTGGGTGAACCAATCCCGATTTTGGATTCATTTGTCAACACTATCACAGGAGATTCCTAGTCATGTACCTTAATCGAACAGAATCGCGCGCTAAGTTGTTTAAATGCTGCTTGCAGTCATAATCTGCAAAAAGACAAAACCTCAAAGACAGAAATCTTAAATCTGCACGGCAACAGAAGACAAACTAAAGGGAATACACATGGTTGAAGAATTTAGAGGCTTGTTGTACACTCCATCTTATGAAAATGAAGTCATACTTCTATTTGGGATGCTTATGCCCCACTTAAAGAGCCAGTTCTTGATAAAAGAGTATAGCGGTTCATTTCCTGATTGTTATGCTCAAAGAGATGGAAAAGATATTGGAATAGAGTTTGAGGTGTACAGTAATGATTTTATTCGGCATAGGCATCCACAAGACCCTAACCTTTCAAAGTGCAAGTTAATCGTTTGTTGGGAGAACAACTGGAAAGAGAATAAAAGGGTGTTTACGGATGTAAATGGAGAGTCTTATGAGATTGAAGTTTATCCTCTTAAAGAAGTTTTGAAAAAAAAGGGATTAAACTTCATCAAATTAGGCAAGCCCAAATATGAAAAGAGAGTAATTTGGAACGAAGGCAGTTTTTTCAAGGAACTACGGGAAAAAGTGGATGCGAAAGCGTTCAGCAAAGTATCAGAAATCTATGGATTGTGCTTGAGTCGTCCAGAGTTTGAAGTGGTTTTCGGTGAAGGAGCCAAGATAGCGACATTCAATGTGGTGGTGAAAAGGTGGCAAAACCAAAAGATAGGAATGCCTCAACCAATACAAATCTATGGTAACGGAAAATTGGGTGTAGATTATCGAAAACTACCTGAAAATTTGGAAATAGAACTTAGGAAAATGACTGGGGAACCGAAATGGAAGAACGGAAAGCCAAAAGACTGGTGTTATTTTGATTTGAGAAATGAGAGAACCTTCGAAATGATTAAGAAGACTCTCATATGGCTTTAGCGCGCGAGCCAGCAGGAGATGCGAGGCAAGATCATTATGGCAGACCTCGATGCAGACATAGGGCACACTTTATTTCATGGTGCAACAAGCAAACGCGTTTTTGCGACAGTCCGAGAGAATACGAAACGTGCAAAGACTATGAACCAAGAAAATGATGCTGAGTTTTAAGAGGGCAAAAGCTCGTTGCAGATGCGGTAATGTGTCAGGAACATCCGGCCTTTCTCTGTCACACGCATTCTCGTTTTTCTCTTCCCAGTTTTCTCACATTGTACGAAGTCGTTGTCCAGAAGGGTCTCTCTGAACTCGTAATTCGTGCCTGCTCGAGCGAAGATTCTGCTTGGCGCAAGATTAGGGCTCTTAATCACTTCCTCCAAAACAGCAGAAGCTATGTCTTTCTGTCCTCGCCGCACACGCATCAGTTGATCGTGCGTATTTATTATCGTTGTTGACGCTGGCTGTGTATCTGACCGCAATAACCTTCTTTTATCGGATAAGCTTCATAATCAGGTTGATTATTCGTTCCCATTTTCTTTCTCGCCGCCGTTGAGTGGCGTTAGACGCTTTTCTCGAGGTAAATCATGCACAAGAGAAGTGAGGCTGAACTTCGCAAGAGGCTGATTCGCAAACTGATATTTACCAATGCGTACCAGGACAAGGAAATCGTTGAGACGATCTGCAGGTTAAGCCGCGTTGAAGTCGTCGCCTTGACTCCTGGTGATAATCTCCTGGTATCTCTCGTACCTGACGTCGAGAGGGGCGAGGTCCTTGTTGATTCACGTGGCCAAGGGAGTTTTCAACGGTGAAAAATGAGGGGGCCGATGGAACGTTGCGGGCTCGTGTACCTTACAACGTTCTGGTAGCCCGTCGTATTTCTCAGCTTCGGCGAAGGGTTAAGCTTGACACACAACGTTTACGGACTAAGACGATTGAGCGGCTCGACCAGCTTTTCGCTTTTGCCACCCAGATTGCGAGTGGCCAAATGAAATGGCAGAGGGTCGCCGGTAAGAAGCTGCCGATAACGTTGAAGCAGCGGCAGATGTGGGCCCACGTGGCCGCGTACATCGGCCAGATCATGGGTAACCTCGCAAACGGCTATGACGAGAGGCAGATGGACGAGGACCTTGCTGAGTTGGAACGGCTTGTAGATGAGATCAAGAAACAAGGCAAAGCTAAAGAAGATCAAGCAGGAGCTCGAGGAGACCAGAAGCGACCAGACGATTCCAAAGCTTACACTGCCTGAAGGTCCGGTAGAGTTTGTTAGGGCCCTTTTCAGCTTCGAACCAAAAGAATATCAAGCCAAGCTGCTTGAGGACAAGAGCAAACGTATCGTCGTGCGCTGGAGCCGGCAAGCGGGAAAAACAACTTGTATAGCGCTGCGGGCAATCTGGTTTGCTCTCACACATCCGAAGACGTTGACGTTGATTGTGGCGCCGTCGCTGAGGCAGTCCATGATAATGTCGGACCGTATTCAAGACTTTCTTATGAGCTTGCCGAAAGAACGACGTGCGGAGCTAATTGAGAAATTACAGAGGACTACTGTCCGCTTCAAGAATGGATCGCGGATCGTCGCGTTGCCTAACAGTCCTCAGCTCCTGCGTGGATACACGGCTAACCAGGTCATCTGTGACGAGGCCGCGTTCTTCCGTGATGACGACTTGGTGTTTTACAATGTGTTGTACCCGATGCTGGCGACAACTGACGGTGCACTCATCGCTTCCAGCACGCCCTGGAGCAAGGACAGCGTTTTTTACCGGATGTGCCAGAGCAAAGATTTCACACCGCACGTCACCACATGCGAGGACGTCGTCAAGTCAGGCCTTATCAAGCAGGGTTTCATCGACGAGATGCGGGCCCAGCTGCCGTTTGAACGTTTTCAACGAGAGTTCGAAGCCGAGTTTGTCGAGGACGTCGACGCCTGGCTTACACAAAGCCTAATCGTAAGCTGCATCGACAGCCAACTGGGCCCCTACGACTTTCAAGACGTACCTAAGGGCGAGTTTTATGCTGGCGTCGACTTTGGAAAGGAACAGGATTTCAGCGTTGTTTTAGTGGCTGAAAAGGTCGCGCACACGCTACGAGTAGTACACGTACACCGGTTCCCGCTAAAAACCGAGTACGCAAGCGTCATCGGCTACGTCAAGAGTCTTCAGGACCGCTGGCAAACTGTGAGGGCTGTTTATGCTGACATCACTGGCGTGGGAGGTTACATCGTTGAAGACATGGTTCGCAGCGGAATCCAAGGCGTCACCGGCGTAACCTTCACGGTGCAGTCGAAGGAAGAAATGGCTACAATCCTCAGAGAGAAGATGCGTGGCGGGGAAGTGAAGATTCCATACGTGCCCGCTGTGAAGATTCAGGACGTCGACTTGACGGCTGAGTTGAACATTGAAAAGTATGAGTTGATGAAGACTGGTCATCTGAGGTTCAGCCATCCGGAGGGCGGCCATGATGACGTTTTCTGGTCCACTGCCTTGGCTGTTTATGCCTCTGTCAAAGCGCCGCTGCCTGGAAGAGGCGCGTTCATGCTTCCACATTAAAAGGGTGGAAAGTTTGACTTACGAGCAGAGAAATTTCACTCGTCGGAAAAAGAAGGGTAAGAAGAGTAAGGGAAGTAAGGCGAAAGTATGAGCTTCGTTGCGAAGAGAGTCAAAAAGGGCCTTACGGCAATTCGTCAGTTTACGAGCAGGTTTGCAGCTCAACGGCAGGTTCCTCCTGACATAAGCAAGCGGCAGATCGAAGAGGAGATCCCGGTTACTTGGAAGCAGGACCCAAACCTCTGGGGCTACGTTACAAAGTACATGCTGAAAGCCTCAGGCGTCGGCTTCGTGACGCCCCCATACATGAGCTACTTCGAAAGAATTTGGGGTGTAACTCCCGTTGAAGATTTACCCAAGTACAAAGACATGTACTGTTTTACGCCGTATGTGAAAGCTTCCATTGACGTAACTATTAACCTCGCTTTGAGCAACGGGTTTGAACTCGAAGGCGGAGATGATGCTGTTCGAGAGTGGCTCACGAACTGGCTTGATGAGCAGAACATCCTGCAAACTTTGCGGATTATCGGAACAGACATGCTTGTCTCAGGAAACGCATATTTAGAGCTCTGCCGGCACGAAGATGGCACGATAGAATGGCTTAAGCCTCTGGATCCGGTGCACGTACGGGTCCGGCGTGATGCTTATTCAAATATTTTTGGCTATATTCAATTGCTCACATTTCCTCCCGTCGCATTCACGCCTCAGGACATCGTTCACTTCCGCTGGGGCGCCAAGAGCTGGTGGTACGAAGCCAGCTACGGCACGAGCCAGCTGAGACCCCTTCTTCTTATTCAAGCGTTGATCGATGATTTTCAGACGGATATGGCAACGATCATGAAGGTCTACACCAAGCCGATGATTGTTGTCCAGGCAGGAACGCCGGAAATACCCTGGGGAGATCAACAATTAGCGCAGCTTGTTCAGGCTTTCCAGGACCGGCAACCGGCGACAGACGTGTTCGTGAGAGGCGACGTCAACGCGAAAGTGCTTCCAAGCATGACGCGTGAGATCAACGTCCAATGGTGGCTTGATTATCTTCATCGACAGCGCGCGGCAGTACTGGGAGTTCCGAAGATCTTCTTAGGTGAAAGTGAAGGGACGAACCGCGCGACTGCAGAGATAGTGCTGTCAGAATACATCACCAGATTAAGAATGCTTCAGGAGCTTATGGGGGACACGCTGGAAACAGACCTGTTTAAACAGCTTATTGAAAGCCAGTTTGGCGAGGGCGTGGAGATTCCGAAGGTTAAATGGCGTCCGATCTGGGAGCCGACGATACAGGAGAAAGCCGCCTACTATGTCGCGCTTGTGCAGAACGGAATTGCAACTGTACCTGAAGCAAGACTAGCCCTGGGCCTTCCAAGTGAACCTGAAGAAGGCGAAGAGCAGACAAGCGCTGGAACAGAACTTGTGGCCCAGCCTGAGCAAAAGAAGTCTGTCACATTACCTCTTGAAACCAAGTGACCTTTTTGTCTCGTTACGCAGAGGCTGCCGCATACTACAGCCATTACGCTCAGCTTGCTCCTCTTCAAAGCTCAGCGAAGCAAAGCTGGACATTCATCCTCGTTGATGATGGAAAACTCTGCGAACAGTGTGACGAGTTTCGCGGAGAATCATACGAAGTTGAAGACCCCAGCGAGCTTGAAGAAGCCTTCCCTTACGGCGAAGTTGTTGATGAAGAAACGTTCGCTTGCAACGTCCATAAAAACTGCCGTTGCATGGTTGTGAAAGAGTGAAACCTGAAAAACTCGTAACGATGCACTGCCCGAGCTGCGGGGCAGACTTCGACAAGCAACCAATTCTCATAATCAACCGTTTAGACGGGTCAAGTCACATGGAAGAGCATCTTCTGAAAAGGTGTCGGTACTGCCGAACAGGCCTCGTTAGGAACGTCACGAAGGCGAAGATGACTTTTAAAGTCGAGGGAGAGAGGGTTTGAGCCTCGTGTGTAAGAAGCTCTGCGGTCATGACTTGAAGAGGCTGTCCAGGAGCTGCATGTACTGCAGGATACGCAATTTGTGGCCTAAGCTACCTTGTCATACCCTTTGTGGGCATCCTCTTCAAAGGTTTCACTGGAGCTGTATGTACTGCCGTATCCGGCGGTTTTTTTACGGCAAGATGGACCCGAAGAAATACCATTACAACAGCTTAATGCGTCTCGTAATACCTCAAAACCAAACGACTTATGTCCTTTTCATTGATAATGGGCGAAGGAACGAAAAGATAAAATCAAAACTGCTGAAAGCCTGTCTTGAGTTTGCTGAGTGGTTGGCGAATTAAATGCCAGGATTAGAAGAAGGAGCAACAGTTTGGCGCTACAGAGTTCAAGACCCTGATAAGTTTGATAAGATGCGGGTCAAGGAACTCGGAAAAGGCGTAAAGATCACACTCGGCCGTATTAAAGGCTCGGACCGCTGGGAAATCGAGAACTACATGTTTGAGAAAGCCACATTCAAGACCCGTGAGCAAGTACGGAAGTGGCTTGACTCGCATCTAAAGGGCGAGATTCGGAGCTTGCTTGATTTTAAAGCCTGGGATGAATGGCAGCGGCGGTTCGTAAACGCTTATATGCAGATCAGCAGGATCGAGTGACCTAACGAATAACTAAGAGAGCGTGAACAGAGTCGTGGTTGGTCGCGTATGGGAATGTTGTCAACGAAAATTCTTCCTTTAGTTCTGCTTCCAGACAAAGGGCATTTGGTGTATGTGAACGTGACAAAGTGCGACAATTGCAGAGCAAGCTTGGTTGACCGAGAAGGCAACTTCAAATGGAAGACAGTTCAGATAATAGATGACGCAGTAAGACCTCTCTACTTATGCTCAGAAAAATGTAAACGAAGCATGGAAGCAAAGATCAAAGACAATAACGGCCACTTTCCTAACGAGAAGCTGCGAATCGACAGCCTAGTATGACAGCAAAGTGGAAGGATAAGTCGCGGCCGTTTCTGGGAATCTTCCTGTGAGTGGCGCAGAGGACCTCCGTATCTGGGATGTCGCCCGAAGATTCCTGGAGCGGCCAACCCATCTTCTCGCATCATAGTTACTGCTTGAAGTTGCACTTTTTCTGTTCTCGAAGCCTTCTCCTTTCTCCTCAGCGGTTTTGGTGTTGCTTCAAGCAGTAATAAATCAAAAACTTTGGAGGTCAAAAAATGAAATCTAGTCGTGGAATAACAGTCTTGGTCGTCATTCTCGCCTTATCGGTTCTTGTTGCTTTCGCTCTGCAGACTTACATGCGGCAAATACCGAGCACTGGCACAATTACTGCTATCGGCGTGAACGTCCTCAGTGATGCTGCCTGTACTCAGAACGTAACAAGCATAAACTGGGGACTCCTGACGCCTGGGAGCTTAACGCTTTATCAGGCATACATCAAGAGCACAAGCAACGTGCCGATTACTCTTAGTTTAGGCACGGACTCTTGGAACCCTGCTGCTGCGGGAACTTACATAACGCTTACTTGGAGCTACTCAGCTGGAACAGTGATTCAGCCGAATGCTTCACTGCCTGTGACGCTTACTTTGACTGTTAGCTCTTCTGTTACAGGGTTCTCGTCTTTCAGCTTTAACATCGACATAACAGGCTCTAGTTAGAGCCCTTTTACAGATTCCAGAAAATATAACCCGGGTTATAAAGCGTCTTACCTTGTTTCTCAAGATTCATTATACCACGTGGTATAAAGCGTCTTACGGCGCAGGATGAAGAGCTTCAAAAAGTTTACCCGGGTAAACTTGATGACATTATGCCCCGGGGCATAAATATTTCACGGTTTTTAGGTGTAAACAAATGAGTTTTCTAGCAAAAGTATGGAGCTACAAGAAGAAGCAAAACCTGCCTGACTCATCGTTCGCTTACGTGGACGCTGAAGGCGGGCACTTTCCGTACAAAGACAAGAACGGTAAGATAGACTTGTCGCACTTGAGAAACGCTTTCTCGCGTCTGCCGCAGTCAAAGTTTTCTCCAGAGATCAAGAAGAAGATCCACGGCAAACTTGTAAATGCAGCGAAGCAGGTCGGCCTTGAGCATAAGCCGTGCAGCATACCTGGTTGCGAAGGTACAAGCCAATCAGAAAAGAAGAGTATGCTTGGTGATTCTGCAGAGTTCTATGCTTGGCAAGCGGAAGCACAGAGAAATCTCAAGAGAGCTTTGGGCTTAAGTTGGTGGTAATGATGCAGCTTGAGTTCAAATATTTCGTACCTTTTAAGGCTCAAGAAGGCGTAAGCGCAGAGTTTGCTCTTAAAGAGAAACTTCTCAACATCGAAGGCGTAGCCATCGACACTAGCGTCAACGAAAATAAGTGGCAGGTTCCAGAGGAAGACTTAGACTTTTTCGTTGAAAGCTTGAAGAATGCTCAGCTCCGCGTAGACCACGCTGAGAGCGCACTGATGGTCATTGGGAAAGTTGCTGAAGCGCAGCGGGTTGGAAACCAGGTTCTCTTCCGTGCTGAAGTTGGTGAAGAAAAACTCATCGAAAAGATTCTCAGAAACTACGTTAACCACGTGAGCGCTCAGGTCGACAGTGACGATGTTGAATGCTCGAAATGCAAGCGGCCGTCACGGAAACAGGGCATGCTCATTCACCTCTGCCCAGGAGCGTGGGAGATCGTGCATAAGCCGAAGGTCCGAGAACTTAGCATCGTAGCGAGCCCAGCTTATCAGACGACAGAGTTTAAACCGGTCGGCTTCGCAGCGGCAATGAATGAAAGTCAAGCGATAAACTTTCCATGCGCATTGTGTTCAAAGTCATGTAATAATGACAAGGATGTGGGTTCTAAGCGAGAGCTGCAAGGACCTGAAAACAAACAGAATGAAGCAAAGGAGGTGAAACCTTTGTCTGAACAAAACGCTCAGGCGAAGGCTTCTCCACATCAAGCACAAGGCATCGTAAACGTAGCGCCTGGGGAAACAGCACCGAAGCAAGTTGAATATGAAGACCTTATGAATCAGACAACGCAGCTTCTTAACAAACTCAAGCAGACTTCTTCAGGTATAGATGCGGAGAATGACACAATGCAGAAGCGGATCGCAGAGCTGGAAGGAGAGGTAGCTAAGAGGGCAACGAAGAGAAGCCTCAGTAAGAAGATCAGTGACCTTAGCAAGAAACTCAGCCAAGAAGACGCAGAAGAAATCCCTAGGGAAGACGGTAAAGATGGCAACGGTGAAGACGGCGACGGAACGAAAGCGCCGGCTGAAGCGAAGCGTGCAAGCGGCCACGGAATCGTCGCAGTTGACGAAGTCAAGAAGGATGCTCTGGGCGACTACGAGTGGTTCAAGGACATCATGAAGGCTAACACGAAGCTCAAGGGAATGAAGTAGGGTGAAAAACTTTGTCAACATGGCCATTAGAAGGAACAACACCGCTGATAGCAGACCGTTTCATTAACACTTTCATTGCAGCCGAAGACCTCTTGACGATTGGCGTGCTTGTCGAAATGTTCGGAGACAACGCCGTTAAGAAATGCACAACGCAGAACAGCAAGAAGATCGCAGGCATTACACTAACTAAAGCAGTCAGCGGCCAGAAAATTAGTGTCGTCGCAAGAGGAATCTGCAGAGTTGTGCCGTATAATTTGCTTATCGCAGGCGACCAGTTCGGTTCAGCAGCCTCAGGCGGAACAGCGTTCCAGGACAACACAAGCCTAAACGCTACAATCCTCGGCATGTGCATCCAAGGCGGAAACAGCGCGGGCACGGCAATCGTTACCCTCTGGTAAGGGTGGTTTGAATGGCTTTTGTAAGAGACGCGCTTTCATGGGTAGATACTGGCGCAGTACAGTATCCAACTTTGCATAAGAAGATCATCGAACTGACTATGCCAGCCCTTGTCGTCAAAAGGCTCCTGCCAGAGTTCCCGATAGTCGCAGGGAGAACAGCCACATTCGTCAAAGAAAGCGGTTCAAGAAGCATAGGTATCACAGAGATCGCGGAAGGCGCTGAGATCATGATGGACTTCACGCCGCTTAGCACAGTAGTAGTTACGCCGTACAAGAAGGGTGCGAGAGAACGCATAAGCAGAGAGAACATCGAAGACTTGTATATCCCGGTGATCGAGCAGCAGCTGAGGCGTCTGGCAAGGCGTGTCGCGTACCAGATAGACCTTGACTGCATGAACTGCATCGCAAGCGCTGCGACTTACTCATCTGCAGGTTCAGGAACAAGCTTGGGCGCTACGGGCACAGAGTTCACCATAACTGGCGGACTCGGCACTAAAGACATCTTAGCAGCAGACGCTTACATCGCGAGCAAGAACTTCATCGCTGACTCTCTTTTATGTAATCCGATTCAGGCTCGTGACCTAAAGTACCTTCCCCAATTCACTTTAGCAAGTCAGTATGGGGAACCTGTTATTCAAAGCGGAGCCATCGGCACTGTCTACGGCCTCAACTTGTTCGTCAGTAACGTTGTCTCAGCAGGCACAGCGTACGTCATAAGCACAGGGCAGAACTTGAGCTCAAGCTACGCCCCGCTGGGATTTTTCGTTATCAAAAGACCTTTGATGAGTGACATGGAACCTAAGAAAGAGTTTGACAGCGTTGACATTCAACTGACCACAAGATACGCGCCTGTCGTGCTAAACGGAGAATGCATCGCAAAGATCACTGGCATGGCAACGATATAAACTCAGTAACACACTTTCCAATCTTTTTTTTCCCTTTTTTGTTCCAAAGCCTGTCCACAAGCGGGATAGGCGGAACATAACGTGGCAGTAAAATAAACCTCAATGGAGGTGAATGAAGAAAAATGTCTTTGGTATTCAACTTGACGAAAGGTCTGTTCTACGGTATCTCACTCGGTATCCTGTTCGGCATATCTATCTTCTTGGTAGGCACAAGTGCAGCTGGCCTCGGCTTCATTACAATGTCCCCAGCGCTGCTTGCAGGGCTCGTCTTTGCTAACGGCATCCTTGGCGGTATAGCCAAGGAGTACGGGAGCTGGCTCAAGAACACGCATAACGGCGGCTTAATCTTCGGGCTTGCAAACGGCTTCTTATCAGGCATTGTATTCGGAATCTACTTCGGTCTGGGAGTCTACTTGATGGCAGGTGCTATTTTCGCTCTCGGATGGCTTACGCTGACACCTGTCCAGCTAGGCAGTCTAACGTTCGGAGTGTCTATACTGATGTTCATAACGTACGAGTACTGTCAGTGGCTTGACGCGCAAAATGCTGCTGCAGCGGCTGCAACGACTAAGCCTCCAGCTACGCCGTAAGAAAGTATAGCCTACAAATCTAATCTCCCTTTTTTAGTTGAAGTTTCAGAAACTTTCAAGGTGAAAATATGACGATAACATACATTCAGGTGAGCGACGTTCAGGCTCAGCTTAACGCGACGTTTGACAGTGTACACACATACACAGTCTACGGCCTCGCAATCTTAGACGCAACGATGCAGGCTCATACGGACTACGCGAACAGCTACATAAACGGAATCATCGGCAGGGACTTAGTGACTTCTGACCCGCTTTATCAAATAGCGAAGCTTGCAGCGCTCAACGTTGCTTGTCTCCGTGTTCTCGTGATTTCAAGTGGAGGCTCACTTGTCGGGGCCTTTGACTATTTCCTTGGAGACATGCGGGTTATCAGGCACGGCCCATACGCAGCTGCTCTTCTCCGTACGATTCAGGGGTTCAAAGAAGACTTGGTGAAAATGATGACGAACCTGAGCACGCCTGTGAAGGCTGCTCAAGCTACGAGCGGCAGCAAGGCGCCGACTTATCGCGGAGGCTTAGCAAGTCCATGAGCAGCGATAAAGGCCCTACTCTTGCGTCAAGCGCTGGCACAGCGGTTGATTATAGCGTTCCAGCTCAGCCTTCTGGGCAGTCGCTTTACACTGGGAATTATATCGTTGCGAGGGTCAATCGCTATCGCATGCTTCTAACTTCCCAGCAGTATCAGCAATATATTGACAACGGATATGACGTTGAGGTTGTGTCGTTACCATGACCGACACTGCGCAAGTCATAAGCGCGATGCTGCAGCTAAAGTGGAGCCTTGCATCTCCAAGCGTAAGCGACATCTACTGGTCAACTACAAGGTTTCAAGCGATGGACTTTGAGAAAGTCATAAATTCTTACGTCATAGCCTGCTATAATCCTGGTAGTCCTGTCGCTTCTGATGCCTTAGCTCGTGAAGTCTGGCAACTTGTTGAAGACGTTGTGATCGACATCATCGTAAAGGTTGGAGCTGGCACCGTTCAGCAGGCTGTAGACGCAAGAGAGAATATGCGACAGCAGGTTTACAGCATCATCCACGCGAACGAGTTCGCCTTCTCAGGATGCGTTGACGTTTATCCTATGAGAGAACACACGAAAGTGGAAAGCCCAGAACTTGTTAGGCTCGCGATCCAGATCAAGTGCAAGAGCTTTAACGTGAGAACTTAGCGTGAGGAGAAAACTTTGAGCGCACGAATAGAGTGCACAGTCACGTACGCGGCGGAACTCTCGTCAGCTCTGCAAGCAGCCTTTCCAGGTGCGCTTGACGCGAATATTCTTTTCGCTATTGAGACAGTTGTAAACCGCATCTTAGATACTGCTCGGCGTCTTGTCCCAGTTCGTACGGGATTCTTGTTAAGCACAATCGGCGCTGAAGTTTTCGAGAGGTGGGCGTTTACGATTTATGCGCGTGCTCCATACGCCGGATTCGTGGAGTGGGGCACGTTTAGAATGGTTGCACGTCTCTTCATGACGCACGCGATCGAGATGCATCAGGCCGAGCTTACGCAGGAGCTGGCTGATGCTGTTGTTAAATCTGCACAGGAGAGCGGGATAAGCCTTGGATAAGTGGGGCAAACTGCACTGGCGAAAGAACTTTCTTAATTTCGCTGTGCGCGTTCTCAATGGCATAATACCTGAAGTGAAGCCGACTTATCCGCAGACTCAGATGATTGAGCACGTGTTCCAGAAGCTAAACAATGCTTATGAGGCTGAAGTTCATGCTGGCCGTTTCGATGACGTGCCATGGCAAAAGATTAGTGCCCTGAAAGATAGGAACTTTCAACGGCTCTTGCAACTCTCTCAGAAATTGCTTGTTTACTTCAGCGAAGATGACCGCTATTATAGGCAGTGGCTCGGCGCAGCCATGCTGCTTGTCAGAAAAAAACTTAACATCTGGCTTGAAACATTAAGCTTTGAAGAATTTCAAGCACTTGTCTGGGATCAGTGGCAGTTTGACACGAGAGGCGCAGTGCCACGGGAATACTTTGACGCTCATAAGGAAGATTTCCTGAACATGGTTCTCGCGAACTTCCTTATGAATCTTATAAAACCTGAATAGAGGTGAAAAATGTATGAGTTTACCATTGATAGGTCGTAACGCCGTTGTCCAATACATGTCCGGTGGCACAGCGACAACGATAGGCTACGCTCAGGGAGTTACAGAAGACATGACTGCAGACTTGATCAAAGAGTTCCAGCTTAACAGCGACAAAGCAGCAATTCTCGCAGCAGGTAACAAGCACTTCAAAATAGCAGTTGACAGGATGTACATAGACAACACTTTCGGAGCACTCATGTATGGAAACCTGGCTTGTGACTTCGTCATAGGCCCAGCAGGATCCACTCCAGTAGGGAGTCCGAAGATAACGATAAAGAACGTCGTTCTCACAGCGCGTAATATCAAAGTTGACCAGAAAGGCATCATCGGCGAAAAGATAACAGGCGAAGGAACCGACCGCATAGTGGCCACATTCTAAGCATCCCTTTTTTCTTTTTCCGGCGCGTTTTTTGCGTCAATTCACAGTTTCGGAGGTTAAGATATGAGCAAAAATGAAATAGATTGGAAGAAAGCGACAGAGATGGAAGAAGCTCTTAACGCGATTGAAGCTGAGAAGCTTGCAAGAGTCAAAATCTTTGACCCGAAAGAGATCGTGAGAAGAGCTAAGGAAGTCAGGGAAATCATTGACGAAGACTTAGGCACTATACGCTATGTGCTGCTGAATTATGATGAGCTTAACGAGATCATTGAGAAGTACAAGGAGAATAAGGACAGAAGCATTCAGCTTCTCTTGAAGCAGCTCGCGCCAGCGAATGAAGGCTTGAAGGTTGATGACATACGTAAGATGCCATACGAAGTCGTTGTGCGGTTGCTTATGAAGTTGCAGACTGAAGGAAGTTTTTTTCCGCGCCTTCAGAAGCCGTCGCAGAATGGGTCGCCGTCGACGGAAGAGCGCAGACCATCGGATTCATCGCCCATGAGTACGGTTACACACTTCAAATGATCGGTGAGCTTACTCCGTTTCAAATCCAGTTTTTGAAACAGTGGGCATTTTGGTATTACGAACAGCAGAAAGGTTAGAAGCATATGAGTGTCGGAGACGTTGAGATTCACTTACGAGCCTACGATGAGGCATCAAGCACAATTCAGCAAGTCGGCTACAACCTTTCCACAGTGTTCACTGATGTTGAAGGAAAAACGCAGAGCCTAGTCACAACAACTGACAACGCGACGTCCCAGATTGCCGCTGACTATAATCAGGTGAACGATGCTGGGCAGAACCTTCAAAACAGTCAATCAGACATTCAGATGAGTACAAAAGACACTGTAATGTCGATGAACAACCTGGCGCTTTCCGGTGCTGCTCTTGTTATGAGTTTCGAGAGAGTTGAGAAGAGCCAGGTCGCCGTTGACCGTGCAAACCTGATGGTTCATCGTAGCACAGAAACCGTAGAGAAGGCCCAGCTAGACTATAATAAAGCTGTTGAGCAGTATGGCGCTGGCAGCTGACAAACTTCGTATCGCCCAAGAAGCTCACACAGTCGCGCTTGAAAGGGCAGATATGGCTTCAAGAAACTTAACTACTTCAATGGTCACGGCCACGCTTACCGTAATCCCAAGCCTTGTCTCAATGATAACGACTGTCTCTCACGCGACTGAGATTTGGCACGGTATACAGGCAACCATGAACATCGTGATGGATGCGAACCCGATCTTTCTGGTTATAGCAGCTATAGGCCTTCTTATCGCAGCTCTCGTACTTATCCCAGGAGCCCTTGATGCCGTAATTAATGCGTTCCGTGCTGCTGGAAACTTTTTCGTCAGCATCGCAAATGACATAGGCAACGCTTGGGGCGGCTTCGTTGGACTTTTCACAGTCGGGGCAAAGAAAGTTGTAGACTCTACTACAACGATGACAGAAGCAGTGCAATTCCAAACAGTAAGCTTGAGGGAATCTTTGCTCGCCTCTGCGGCATTCTCGATGGACCAACAAGTAGCGGCTGCACAATCTGCTGAAGCGGCATTCAAGATGAGTTCAGCCTTTACCGATCTCAGAACTTCCATGGAAACCGACTATGATAAGATGCGCGCCGCGGCCGATGCGAGTCTCTCCTCGATCGCCGCAAAGTTTGATGAAGCCTTCAACAAGGGCGACTTTGACGCTGCCATAGGGCTCGTCAAGGACTTCGCTGACAAATACAACCTGAGCCTGACCGACGCAGAGAGCGTTATCCTAAGCTTCAAGGCTGCTCAAGCAGAAATCCCGAAGTCGATTGAAGAGCAGCTACTCGGCAAAGCACAAGCAGACTTCGCAACCTTCCAGAGCTGCATAAGCGGGAAAGCTTACACGCTGAAGACCGACGTAACTGGCCAGATGGGCACGATGGCAGATGACATTACGAACCTGATTAAGACTGGCCTAGTCGGGCAAGCTCAGACTGAGATGCAAAGCTACGTGAACTGCAACACAGACAAAGTCGCTACCATGGTCACTCAGATTGAAACAGACATGACTAACCTTACGACGCAGCACAATGCGCAGATAAAACAGATGTCAGATTATGCTGCTACTTTGACGGGCATTGAGAAAGCAGCAGTTCTCGCTCAGATAGATAGCATGACTACGCAGTATGAAGCGAAGATGAGTCAGCTACAGGCCTGGCAAAAAGAGCTGCTTGGGACGATGTCAAGTGACGTTTCTAGTTCTGTTGGGAAAATGTCGGCTGCGATGTTGCAGCTTCAAGCAACATTTGGCCAGCCTGGGGTAGACATCCTCGCCGCCATTCGTCTTTCAAATGAGACGTTCGGCACAATGGCATCTCAAACAGAAACTGCAACAACGAAAATCACACAGTCAATGCGAAGCACAGCTGAGATGATTCAGGTGCACGCTGAGAGGCTTGCAGATTCGCTTGTCGGCAGAAGTATCTGGACTGATATGCTAGCAAAGATGGAAAACACGACGGAAAAATCTGTTGCCAACATACGAAAACACTTCCAGACTCTTCAAGCAGAAGGCATCGGAGGCGGCGGATTCGGCATCCCAGAAACTTTGCCTGGAGCCGGAGGAAAAGCGCCTGTGGGGCGGGACATCAACATAACAGTCAACATTGAAGGCAGCGCTGATAAGGCAACCGTGGATTATGCGACGAAGCAGGTTCTGGCGCAGCTTAAAACTGTAATTGTCGAGCCTACGAGCATCTCAGCGCCTACGACGACGAAGAGAATCAGAAAAGGAGCAGTGTTTACATAAAATGGTCTTGCTTTCAGAGCAATGCAGGCTCTACGCTGACGAGCTTGTGCTTGTCAATGACACAAGTACTTACAGCTTAACGTCTATCGCTAACTGGACAACGATGAAAAGTTGCGGCATTAACCTTTCAAAGCAGCTTATCGTCATGATGAAAGCTAATTGGGCTCTGACTACGAACGGCAACGGAGCTGGAAGAATAACCGTTGATGGTTACCCCGTCTGGTCAACGGGTGGCTTAGCTCCAGGCGCAGATGTGACATCACCCGACATCTACATCCTCTTAGCAAGCGGCTCTCACACTATCAACTTTGACTGCGCAGTGTTCAACACCACTGGCGGACAGACGGTATCCGTGAGGAACATCTACATCGGTCAGCTTAACTTCAACGATATGATTTCTAGTGGCCCAACAGATAGCGGCGCCATAAGTATTCCCCAGAATACTTTGACAACGATCTTAAACCAGAACATCACGATTCCGGCTGGAAGAGCGGTTCCAGTAGGCGCAGTTATCAACTATTCCCTTCTTCTCTATGTGATAGCGAGAGAGAACGCAACCCCTCGTCGCGCTACACACATGAAGAACGTGGGCGACAGTAACGACTCAAATAGATTGAACGCAACTCTCTACATCAACGACGCGCAGGTTAATTGGACCAGCAGAGCTAACGATGACGCTGATGGCAGTGGTAGCAATACGAGTTACGGCATCGGAGCAGATGGAGTCTACATCTACCCAGTAGCTGCTAACCAGACTCTTAACATTAAAGTAAAAATGTACACAGATGGTACTGGCGAAGCGGGCGGAGCATGTATGGTCGCTTTTCTCTGCCCGTGGATCACGCCGATGGGCACTGACTATTCGCCCGTTGACCTTATCTTTCCACAAGGCTCGGTGTTCTACGCTTATCTTGAACCGCTAGGCGCCGATTCAACAAAGTCCTCAAAGTTAGGGATGAAGCGGTTTAAGAGCTTCGGTGACAGCACAGACTATTACAGCGTGGTCTCAGGGACTGGGATTCTTCAGCACAGTTACACTTTAGACGTGGTTGATGTTCCTTCAGTCATCTGGACTGTTACGTGTGCTAATGCAATTGTCTGTATAAGCTATGTCGCGGTGGATGCGAAATGACCGTAAAGATCACGCAGGTTTCAACATCAGGTGGTGAGATAGTTCTTACCATCACGTATGATAATCCTAAGGGAAGCGGAAATCTTAGTACTTTCCAGCTACACTATCGAGACCTTGTCGATAGACTCGTACAAGTCACTGCTCTTCTTGGGCGTTCCGTAACGCTCACAGATGCTCAGCAAACTCTTGTTGAGATTATCAATGAAGTCCGTAAGAATCAGGCTGGCATTCCGCAAAACTTTGATTTCACGCCTTACATCGGCGTAGAATTGGAGGCTTAAGCATGTCAGTAAGTCTCGACAGCAAAACTTTAATGGTACTCAAATGGACAGAGAGCGAAGTTCTCATCATGAGCCAGTATGACCAATGGGTAAGCGGCCTCTGCAAGCGTAAGCAGCAGGTTTACGGTATCGTAAGGACCTATCAGCTTGACTGCATCGAGAAGGACATAACATGGGCGAATAGTCTCGTCAACTATTTTGAACAAAAAGCCTCAGCGGGCACGGCTCTTGCGTTCGCAAGCACCATCCCCCAGAGAGCGGCGAGTTGCAATGTGTATGTTCAAGGCGTAGACTGGGCGGCAGAGAACCTTGGCGCCCAGAACATCAGAAAGTTCACGCTTAAGCTTCAGGAGGCCTAAATGTGAGCCAATGGGGCGGCGAAGCAACTCAACAAGCGATTCTCAGCGCCATAACAAGCCCTCCGCCAGGTTATCCTCAGGCGAAAGTGAGCAAGATCGTGTTCAGCTACAACGCAGATGGAAGCATTAATACCATTCAGTTTTCTGACGTGAACAATAATCTTCTTTTCACGCTGACTTTCGGTTACAGTAGCGGAAGCGTTCTCAGCATAGCGAGGTCCTAGAAATGGGAACTTGCACATATACTGTAGCCACAAACACTATTGCAGTCACAGGGTATGCTGCGGGAACAACTCCATGGGCTTTCAACGATTTGTGGCTTGCTGATAAGGCAGGTTTAAGACAACTTTTAGCTCCAACCGCTGCGGCGTTAGATTTGAGTTTGACCACTCAGATTAAGCCGACTGATAAGGTTGCGTTGAAATTGAATTTGGTCATTACCAATTATGTTGCTCCTGCTGGAACGGTCACGTTGACTGGTAAAGACAAGGATGGAGGAGCACAAACCGAAGTAGTAGCTATTGCTGCTAACGGAACGTTCGTAACGACTTTGTGGTATTCAAGCATTGACGCTTTAGGCGTGGACTGTGTGGGTACGTTCACGATTGAGGTAACTCAGAGTCAATGGGGGGTAGTCTGGAAGCAAGGCACAAACCGATTCATGTTTGACTGCGGAATCGTAATGGGTGATGGAAGCACAGCAACATACTTCACCGACTATGCCAAACAGGTAACTTTCTCAAGTACTGCTATAAGTGCAAGCGGGGCTAACTGGCTTGCCACGCTGAACAATGCCACGACCACCTTTGGACAGTGTGCTGATGCCAGTAAAAAAACAACATACAATGGGATTACGTTCGCAGTGTTAGACGCGGCACACTACGGATACTTCGCACTCGGTGGTACTGGAATCATGTACTATTACAGTTGCGAGTTCTGGTCAGTAGGAGGAACAATATTCATACGTGGGACCAGAATATGGAACTGCCTTCTCGACAGCAACAGTGATCCGAATCTAATAAGCAGTGGAGGAGACATCGATACGCTCATAGCGACAAAAGCCTACCGTGGATTACGCTGTTATGTCGGGGTTACGATCCAGAGGGTTTTCCTCATCGGCTGCACCTACGGTATTTTTCTTGGTGGAGCAGCTGGACCGTACACAATTTCAAATCCTTATACTCGATATTGCACTAATACACTTTACCTGAGCTATCTAACTTCAAACGTCTACGTCATCAACTGGGACAGCGACACTTACGCTTGTTCAGGCGACCATTCCACCGGAACTGTTTATCGACAGTACACCTTCGACCTACGCGTAACCGACAAGGCAGGCAACCTAATCCTAGGCGCAACCGTCACAGTCACAGATGTAAATGGGGCGCTGGTCTTTTCAGTCACAACTGCAGCAGACGGAACAATAGCCACCCAGACTATAACTCGTATTACTTACAGCGGGACCAACGGAGGCACTATTACAGACTACTCTCCACACACCTTAACCATCACGAAGGCAGGATACCAGAAGTACATGACGCCGTTTACACTTTCAGCAAAGACGAGCTGGGAAATTAAGCTCGCAAAGGCCCAAGCAATACTGTTAGACTCTGGGAGTCCCGTTGTGAATCTGTCACCGACAGATCCAGAAAACAAGATAGTGTTAGCTTTATGAAAAAGCGAATAGTTGATGAAATTCGCTGGGCACACAGAACATCGAAAATTCACGCTCACACTTCAAGAAGCATAAAATTTAAGGGAATTTCATTCTAAAACGAGGGGATAAACGGTCAGTTTCATTCCGTTAAGAGTCACAAAGAGCTCTTGATTCAGCCAGTCGAAGCCTACCCAAAGATGAGCTCTTCCACCTTCTCTCTTCTTAGTTGCGATAAGTTCATGATAAAGGTAGAGTTTACGACGAACCTGAGGCTCTACTAGTAGCCCGGACTTCTGAATGAACCCATAAAAACTCAAGTCTTTTCTCAACGCACACAATAAGTCATCACACGTCCCCATTCCTCCTCGCCCTCCCCATATTTTCCAGTTCTTCATTCTCTTGTTTAAACGTTTCCTTCGCGCGCGCGACGGCCTCACTTGGGTCATCGCATAAGCGTAAAGTCAAAATTATGATTGTTTGAGGTGATTTGTAAAGTATGAAACAGAAAAACGTGAGCAAACAGCTTGAAAGCTTGAGCATCGGCGACCTTGTTCGCGTGCGATGGTGTGACGCGAGCATAGGTAAGAGCCTCAGCTCGGGCATCGACATCGACGTGTCTGTTGAAAGCTGGGGTGTCTACTTGGGCGTCCTCGGCGAGAAGGCGAAGCACATCATTCTTGCCCAGAACAATTTCCGCTATGCGGACGGCCTCTACGACCTGGACTACACGGCTATTCCGGTCCAATGGAGCATCAGCGTCACTGTCCTCGCGAAAAATCACGTGCCTGGCAACGAGGCTAAGCAGATGCTTAACAGTTTTCTCCTCGGCGGTCGCAGGGTCCTTCCGCGGAAGAAGTGTCAGCAGGGAATCAGGAATCACGATGACTGACTGGATTAGAAAGGCCCTTACTCGTAGGCGGGTCAAGAAGGGCCCCAGAGGAGCCGTCCTCGAGGAGCCGAACGAAAAGCTTGTCTACACGGTGAAATTTGTTTTGGGCATGACTGGCTGCTTATCAGCAATCGAAGTTGCCAGCATTGCGTTCCTGCACGTTTGGAACAGTGAGGTCTTCGCTGCAATCACGGGCTTAATCGGTACGGTCACAGGCGTTCTAATCGGGCAAAGAGCTTAGCGTCCAATCGCTTTTTCAGCATTTAACTTTGGAGTCAGTGGATACCATGCGGAAACACGAGTTTTTCCACATCAGAAAGGTCCGTAGGACTTACGACCGGGCCCGGAACACGTTTTCCTTCAACATTTCGTACAGCACAGCGGTAGCCTTGACGCCCAGAACATCGGCTGTCGCTGAGGCGTTTGGACTCGGCGTTGACGAGGAGCACAGGTTCACCGTTTTGGATGCCGAGTTGAAAATAAACCCCGCAGACATCGTGTACATAACCGGCGACTCTGGCAGCGGAAAGAGCGTCCTGTTACGCGCCATCAAGAGGGACCTTGGAGAAATTGCAGTCGACGTCGCGGACATCCAGGTTCCTCAGGATAAGCCGCTGATCGAGACTGTTGGTAAAACGGTTGAAGAGGGTCTTGAGCTGCTGGCCAAGGTGGGCCTGGGCGACGCTTTCCTTTTTCTTCGATCCTACGACCAGCTGAGCGACGGGCAAAAGTACAGGTATCGTCTGGCCAAGCTTGTTGAAAGCGATAAGCAGTGGTGGATCCTCGACGAGTTTGCCGCTACCTTGGACCGAGACACCGCGAAGATCGTGGCCTTCAACCTTCAGAAGCTTGCACGCCAACAGGGCAAGGCAGTGTTAGCAGCGACCACACACATGGACCTGTTTGAAGACTTGCATCCCAGCGTTCACGTTCACAAAAGGTTTGGGAAAGAGATCACCATCGAATACTTCCCAAACGTGTCTGCCGCAGAATGTAGCTTGGTCAAGGAGATGCGTGTTGAAGAGGGTTCCACTGAAAATTGGCAGGCCTTGGCAAGTTTTCACTACCGCAGTCATAGAATAAGCGCGCCGCGCAAGATTTTCTGTCTGAAGCGTGGCGATGAACTCTGCGGAGTGATCGTGTACTGTTATCCGCCGTCTGCAAGCTTTGGGCGAAGGATTGTTCTTCCGAGGATGAGCATGCGGGAACTGAATGAGAAGCTGAGTGTTATCAGCAGGGTTGTTGTTCATCCCAAGTATAGAACGGTAGGCTTAGGCGTTAAACTTGTCAGGGAAACTTTGGCCCTTGCTGGAACAGACAACGTTGAAATGTCAGCCGTCATGGCCAAGTACAACCCGTTTGCGGAAAAGGCCGGAATGAAGAAAATAGCGGAACAGCATCCGCCCAAAGAAGCTGAGAAAATTATGGATGCTCTTGAAGACCTTGGGTTTAACGCTCAGCTGCTTGGTAGCACAAACTACTTGTCTAAGACGCTTCAAGCCCTCAAAGAAGGCGGCGTAGCGAAAATAAGAGAAGTCTTAGCCGCACAGAGGCACCCTCGCTTTTTGAAGAGTTTCTCGAATGACCTTCCCTTCGGCACGAGAGAGGCTTACCAGAAGGAAATTGGGAACGCAAGCCTGGAGAAGCTTGCAAGCCTGATCAAGATCTGCGGCTTTTTGATGCAGACGAAGGTCTATCTATTCTGGCAAAAAGAAGAGATGGGGTGTTGAAGTTCTTCAGGTCCGTGACTGCTTTTTGATTTGACTACTTTGTTCTTCAACGAATTGCATAGGCCCACCGAACACCTGATCGAACGAGAAAAAACGCAAAGGAGATTACATCTTAAATCTTGGCAATGAAGACTTGGACAATAGGGGTTTGTCAAAATGAAATATAAGTCTCTACTCATAGAAAGGGGTTTTCGAGGCCACAGACTGAGAAAACCGGTGACAATAAGGGTTCCGGAGCGACAAAATGCGGCAGAAGAGAAACTTTTACGTTATATTATAGAATCGTTGAGCAGAAGATCCTGTCTAATACCATTTACTCTCAACAACTTCTCAACAAGGGAGCTTGCCAGACACCTGCTGTTCAACAGAACGGGAAGTCAGCTTAGTCTCTACCGATACATTGACAGTATCTATAATTTCTCCACGTGGATTGGGGCTCAACCTGATAAGCTTGTGAACAAGTGTCGGCGCAGAAATGGGAACTCAAACTCACAAGGAATAACCACAATGACGCGCGCCCTTGAGAAGTACATAGATCATATGGACGCAAACAACCTTTCACCCAGCACTATGAAAAGTCACCTGAAAAGCGTAACAGGCATGTTCCATGTCAATGGCATAATACTTAGAGTACCGTACAGTAAAAGCGTTTGGAATTTGTACGACGATAGAGCACCTTCGCGCGAAGAAATCCAAAAAATCTTGGACCTAGCAGAGCTTCGTGAAAGAGTCTTAATCACAATACTGGCGGTCAGCGGTCTCCGGGCGGGTACACTCTTGAAACTTCGCTATCAGCACGTAAAACAGGATCTCGAACGAGGTATCGTCCCAATTCACGTGCATGTCGAGGCGGAACTGACGAAGGGTAAACGTCGCAGCTATGACACTTTCCTGAATGAAGAGGCATCAAGGTGTCTCGGATCCTACTTTGCCGCTCGAAAAAAAGGTACGCAAAAAATCCCCCCAGAACAAATACACGACGAATCACCTTTAATCAGAGCCAACCGTTGCAAACAAGTTAAAGGAGTAACTGTTGAGCAAGTTACGAAAATCGTTCACAGTCTCTATGTCAAAGCTGGCATATTGGAAAATAATTCTTTGCGCAAAAGAAGTGAACTGAGAACCCACAGTTTCAGGAAGTTTTTCCGAACCCAAATGGCCTCATGTGATGTTGATCCTGATTGCATCGATTTCATGATGGGTCGCCCTGTGAAAGATCGCTACCATGATGTCAGAATGAAAGGTGTCGAATACCTACGCGGCGTATATTTGACATCTGGAATGAGCATACGACCGAAAACCAAAATGAATAAGATCGATGCTTTAAAAGAAATAATTCAAGCATGGGGTCTGAACCCTGAGAAAATCCTGACCAATGAAGCATTGGCGCAGATTACTTCGACTACCGAAAAGAAGCAGGCCAGTGACAAAGATCTGCTCTTCTGGTTAAAGCCTTTGCAGAATCATCAATCGAACGGCTTTTCCCCAGAATCAAGTGGTGCACACAAATGAACCCCCTGACCGTGACAAGAAGCCCGAATAATTACACACTGAAACAACCCTTGACGCTTCATATTCCAGAGCCAAAAACTGTAGCCGAGGAAAAACTGCAACAATACATCATAAACACGTTCGTCACAAGGCACCCCTCGTTGGCGCGATTCACTTTCGAAAACTCCACGACCATGGAGCTCGCGAAACATCTGCTACGTCACCGAACAGGTAGTACAAGCACGCTTTACAATTACGTTTACGATGTATATCGTTTCTGCACATGGCTGCAGAGTGGGCCCGACCAGCTTGTGAATCGATGCAGAGGAAAGGATGAAGTCCCGATACCCAAGGTCGTCATTCAAATGGGGCGCCTCCTTGCAGACTTTGCCGATAATCTTCAAGAAGAAAATGGCTTGGCCCCAGCCACGGTGTACTGCATGGTAAAATGCATCCAATTCTTCTTCCAGCTTAACGGTGTCAAATTTAGAATGCCCTATCGAAGATCGCGGTGGGGCATTTACGAAGAACGCGCACCAACGCCAGAAGAACTCCAAAAGATTATAAGCGTAGCTGATGCCCGCGGCAAGGTCATAGTCGCCCTGATGGCGGTTGGTGGTTTTCGAAACGGAACCCTGGTTCAGCTCAAATATCGCCACGTTAGACAAGACCTGGAAAAGGGAAGAACCCCCATTCATGTTCACGTAGAACCCGCGATAACAAAAGGAAAGCGCCATGATTACGACACCTTTCTGAACAAGGAAGCTTCAGAATACCTCAAAGCCTACTTGGACGATCGAAGAAACGGGACCAAAAAAAGACAGCCAGAATGCCTTAACGATGAATCGCCTCTGATCAGCAACTTTTTCAAGATTAGACCATTAACTTCGCCGTGCATTGGAGATATCGTGAACGCGCTCTACGTCAAGGCTGGTCTACTAACTAAGAACCCAAGAATCAGGAGATATGACTTAAGGGCACACAGCCTCCGCAAATTCTTCCTAACTCAAATGGTTTCCTTGGGCGTAGAACGCGACTACATCGAGTACATGATGGGCCACACCTTAAGCATATATCACGATGTCAAAATGAAAGGAGTCGATTTCCTGCGAGCAGTCTATTTAGCATCAGGCTTTAGCATACAACCAAGAACCAGAGCCAGCAAGATAATTGACCTAATAGAAATCATCAATTCATGGGGACTAAACCCAGAAGAATTCCTAACACAAGAAGCATTAGATCAGTTCTACAGAGCTCGTGCAGCCACATCGTAGATCTTTGAGTTCGTGAAGCCCATGGCAAAGCCACCTAAGGCGCGCGCGCTAGAAGATGGCTTATTTGTCGTGGGGAGTTTGTTGTGAAGACGCTTAAGGTTTCGAATGAGGTTCACAGGAAGTTAACGACGGCTCTTGGAACTCTCATGGCCGCAATGCAGAGGCATCCGCGTTTTCTGAAAAGCTTCTCGAATGACCTTCCCTTTGGCACGAAAGATGCTTATCAGAAGGAAATAGCAAACGCAAACCTAGAGAAGCTTGCAAGCCTGATCAAGATCTGCGGCTTTCTGATGCAGACCAAAGTCTACCTGTTTTGGCAGTCTTAGCGCGCTTTAGCTCCCAGCTCTCAGGAAACCGCGCGCGCAAAGTCATTAAGCATGTTGATGGTTTCGTGCCAAATACAGCTGGACTATGCTACTGGAGAGATGCGCTAAACTGATATAGTTGAACCGAGCATTGCTCCTTGAGGCCTCTGATAGTGCCACTTAGAGCTAGAGACTCGAGACACAAAGAACAGATCAAAGCTGGCACAACAGGCCGCCTAAAAGGGCACGGATTTGAAAAACATCTGACGAAATGGTTAAAGTCATTCTCTTGTCCTGATGATTTGTCACAGGGGCAACGAAGTCACATAGTTAATGGCCATCCGGCTATTGAACTGGTGAGATACGTCTGCCAAACCGAGAAGATCTCAGCTATCCGAGAGGTGAATGCGTGGTGGTTAGGCGGGCTGGCGACAGCCAGAGAAGGCGATCTCATTAAGAGTGAATCGCAAGAACCTGTCAGAAAAAGTAAGAGCGACATACTTCTCGAGATAGTATCCGGAGACGGAAAAGTAATCAAGAGAGGAATATCCGTCAAGACTTGTGACAATAAGACGCCGACAAACGACCAGCTTTTCTTGACGACAGCGGTTGGATTCCGCGATCTGCTGCGCTCGCATGGGATTCAGGTCTCTCCAAGAGCGAAAATAGCACTTCGAATGTTTTGTGGGGATGAAAGATTTCGCCCCTTAGATCTTTGCAGCGCAAATGAATTGAAAGAACGCAGGGCCGATCCTGATAGATACTTTTGGGAAGAACTACCGGAAGATGGCCGTGAGGACTGGGAGAAGATTCTTGCGGAAAATCAGAATGTGATCACGGCTATATTACTCCAAAAGGCATATTCAGGTGATCCTTATGAGCCAGAATATCTTCTACATCAAATGGTTAGATATTCGGATATTAACCAATGTCCGCTTGCGATTTTTCGGATCGACGAGCTCATCGAGTTCTCGTCAAGATATGCAGGTTTTTGCAAAAAGGAGTACACGATCCATAAGGGAAGGTACAAAGATGATCCGAACGTCCATGAAGCTCCGCGCTTTGGTTTTGTGCAGTTCCAAAGGTTTGGAAACATTCAAAACGCAACAGAGCTACAATTCAACCTCAAGGCTGGCTACTTCTACGCGATACAAGATCTTGAGAAAGCAAAACCCGGGCAGAAACTTGGAAAGTGCACCAAAATCAGATTGACAGAATTCTAGGCTTGCGATTGGTTCAAGTTAAGCAAGGGTTGTGCGCAGTTGTCGGGTGTTGGTTTCAAAATTAGTTTATGAATGTGGTCTGCGATTTTCATGGCAAGGAGTGGCGGAACGGCATTACCGACGCCTTTTCGAACATCTTCGACTTTTCCACAGATCTTGAAGTTGTCAGGAAATGTTTGTGCTCTCATCGCCTCTCTGACAGTGAAGGCGCGAGTATCGGAAGGATGAACATGCCTGCACCCTGAAATCATATTGAAGTTTGTGGAGATCGTTGAACACGGTTCATCCCATCTAATTCTTTTATACGTAGTATTATACCCTGAAGTTGGACGGAGACTCGGATCTGGATTATTATGAGCGCTCATTCCTTCTGGTATACCCTCGAGCATTCTGACCACGTAAGTGGGATGCGGCGTGGCCCTATGCCAGACATCTTTGGTTGATTGTTGCCCAGCTTTGAGACTTTCCAAATCTCCTGTGGCTTCCCAAAATGTGACGTATGGTTCCAAATCATTTCCAAGGAGCATCATTTGACCCCCGGCTCCATGAGTTGGAAGTGGGAAGGTGACTTGATTCACGCCAAGATCTTTTCTGACTCCTATCATGAATAAGCGACGCCTGCACTGAGGAACACCATAATCTTCTGAATGCAGTATTCTAAAATTGCATTTATATCCGGCATTATCAAAAGCTTCAGACATCACGCCGGGCATCAGCTCTCCTCGAGGATCTTTCATTGTAGTCATCAGACTTACATTTTCCATAACAATTGTCTTGGGTTTCAGAAATGAAGCCACTCGGGCGAATTCGCTGTACAACAGGTTGCGCTCATCAAACTTATCCCTCTTTCCAGCAAGACTGAAGCCTTGGCAAGGTGGACCTCCAAAAAGACACTCAACCTCACCATATTGCTTTCTCCACGAAAGTACATCCTCTTTCCGCACATTCCTTATATCATGGCCGAGGCACCTTGCGTCAGAAAAGTTTGCCTCGAATATTCTCCGAAACGGCTCGTGAATCTCCACATAACCTAAAATCTGAAATCCCGCAAGCCTAAACCCCAGCGACATACCGCCTATTCCGCTGAAAAGAGCTATTCCTTTTCTTCCATTGTACGGAATCTTATTCAGGTCAAAATACAAGAATGGCAGACGCTTTCTTCTTTCAGATTCAGTCAACGTACGCCTTTCGCGGCAGGGCTTTGATGATAGCGTGGTTTGGTGTTGGATTTGAACGTCTTTCTTTGTGCTGCGTTTTCTTAGCTTGATTATCATTTCTTGGTCGAGCGTTTCGATAAGGTTGAAGATTTTCTCAGAGGTCTCTGGTGGAACTTCACTGTTATTCAACTCCCAGCTGGAGAGCAGTGCCTGATTAATCCCAAGGAGGCGGGCCAGCTTTGCTTGGCTTAATCCCTTTCTCTTTCTTGCTTCTCTAATCAAGTCTCCTTGCATTGTCCCACATCACCAGGCAACCAAGTCTTGTAGGCAGTTCCAAGCGGACGAAACGCCATTACCGTAGATACGATATGCAACGTAATTATTCTTTTGCTTTCCCCCATTTCTATGCCACATCACTTTTTCCTACCGCCAATAATGTTCTAGGCGCATTTACCACTTGATTACCACATACTTACCTCAATATTAACCTTTGGCTCAGCGCACCTGAATCGCGCATGGGTTCTGCAGCACGCACTTGATACCACAAAGTTATCATTATACTCGAACAATAACATTCTGTAGTGCGAATATCTCGGTGTCTTTCATGGCGGAATGGGACGATGCGGGTTTCGTCTGGGCGAGCAAATATAGAAGAGAAATCGTTAGGGTTTTGCTCAAGCGCAGCAGTACTCCCGGGGATATTGCAGAAGACACCAAATTCAGAATGCCACACGTCAGCAGGGCATTGCGGCAACTTCAGGAAAGAGGTATTGTTAAGTGCTTGACTCCAGATAGGTCCAAAGGAAGGATATTCCGACTGACCGACAAAGGCAAAAGAACTGCAAGAAGAATAGAGAAGGGTGCCAGTTGAATATCAGTCTTTTTTCTTCTTTAAGACATACTCTTGGTCCGATTTTTTCTCGAATATTATAGAGGTATCTGGTTCTTCGAGTTCAAGCTTACTGAAGACTCGAGAGCCCAATCGCATCCGCTTGTATGAATCTATGTACGTAGAGAATACTTCATCACCGACTTTCAGATGAAAGGCAACATCCGTCGGAGGGAAATGCTCGCGTGTCGCAGCTGGGATAATGATCCAGTGTCTTTCTCTCTCTGATGGAGTGAGCCGCTTTTCGAAAATGACCTGCATTTGACCTCATTATCGGTAAAGGACCTAAAGTTACATAAAAGCCTATGTATCATTCCATAGCAGAGCTTTTCACCGCATTTTCTTGGATGCTCTTGAGAAAGGCTAGTGTCATGATGTTTCACACTGCGCTAGTGATCGTATTCTGGGTTCTTGAAACACGCCTTATTCGCCTGACGCATTCATCCATATGCTTCTCAATCTGCGTATCCCAAAATCTCAAAACTACGTATCCTTTGTTCTTCAGTTCATCATTTACTATTCGGTCTCTCAAACGATTTTTCTTGATGTGATCATACCAATACTCTTTCCATAATTTTCTTTTCAGTTTTCCCCAGTTTCGACCGTGCCAGAACGAACTGTCGCAAAAAAGGACAATATTGGGAGGCATCGAAAAATCTGGCTTGCCAAATATTTTTGGGTGATATTCAAACTGTATTTGATTCGCTTCAAGCGCTTCCTTCATCCTCAGCTCTATCTTTGTCCCCTTTGATCTTATTCTAGACATAACTTGGCTTCGCTTCTCTTTACTGAAGCGATCTTGCATACTCGCTCGAATCTACCTCCTTCTGTCACCAACTAAAACCTTTCGCACTCTATGCTACCTACTGACGCGGCGACAAACGCTGAGCGCGCGCGCTCACTTTAACTCTACTCTCTGTACTGCCTAGAGATGTCGTTGGAACGCTGCCCTTTTAACGGTTCTAATCAAACGGAAAAGTAGGAGAGAGATTATGCAGCGGAAGAGGTTAGCTGTCTTTCAAAGGGTCGAAGACAAGAGGTATGATGATGACATGTTTGTTGACTTGACAATCTACGATGTTCCAGCAGGCCTGCTCAGAGAGTTCGGCAAGAAGGTAGTTCATTCCAACTACCCAAGCGGAGTCAATGAAGCAATCAAGGACCTACTGCGAAAAGCCATAATGGACCAAGAGTCAACACGCAATGAGACACGTGTTCCAGCCATGTAGAGCTAGACGTAGGAGCTTCTGCATAAATTGGTTCGAATCCAGCGCAGAGTCTCAAAGAGACACTACCTGAGGGCGAAACGCACCTACGAGTACGGACGCATGTCTCTAGACATACCCAAAAAGTTCCATGAGATCCTCAAGCCATTTGTGGAGAAGGAGCTCAACATCGACGTTAAGCTCGAAAACGATGTTGCGGTCATCTCTTTGTCCCCCGTGAAAACGTTTCGGCATGCCGAAAACACCCCCGACAAAACACCTTCAGAAACCAGTTAGGACACGCTCTGACAACATCAAGCCACGAATTTTGTTTAAATATCTGCCTGCCGAAACATTCTACGCTAGGGCATTTCTGCCCGCAGAAACATTTTCTCCCAGACCTGTTGACACAAAAATGTGTAAATTAACGTGAATAAGCCCTTCTGCACATAGTTCTGATTTTGCTCACTTTGCTGGTCAGCGAATGAAGTGCCCAAACCCAAAAACACAAGACTCTCAGTATTCAAAGGCCGAGAAGCCAAACTCAACCGCGCAATCTTTCAGAGCCTAGCCCTCAAAGGTGTTCAGACCATATATGACATCCACAAACACGTTAGAACATTCAGAGGGCTGAGATACACCTACTATGGAAACGTGAACAAACGAGTGAGAACATTGCAACAATTCGGGTATGTCAAAGAAGTCAGCATCAAAAGTACGAAGGCAGGCTTTGAAGCAACCGAATACGAGCTAACAACCAGAGCCTACCTAGCTCTAATGCTCGATTCAATCAACCTGGAAGATTTGCTCAACCGAATGGATGAAAACATTGCATCGGAGATCCTGGCTGCAATAGCCACGCTAATCTGATCACATGCGCCGTGACAACGTGTGCGCACATCCGGGAAACAGCATGAAAATACTGACTATAGAAGTGAACGGGTTTTGCTCTTTTCTTGATGCAACAAACTGAGAACACGCATGCAAGCATCAAAATCAAGAGTAGGGTTGCAGATGGAAACTCTGGAATAACTGTGTAAACGCAGACTGTGTCGACGCCGTTCCTCGTAATGCTGTTGTCTGCATAGTCATAAGCATTTATTTTGAATCGGATCGTCGAGCCCTCTTGTTGGCTTGGGATTGTAGCTTCGTAGCGACCTGATGTTGAGTTGGGTTCCATAGTCAAGCTAATCCATAAGCCTGTGTCGTTTAGGCTGTATTGCAGAGTGGCGTTTTTCACGGTGGATGTGGCGTCAGTAATGTTTGATGAGACTCTTACTTCCTGGTCAGGGTGCACGTCACCTTCTGGTGTGCGTGAAGGCTCTTCGATAGTAGGAGGAGTATTGTCCAGCTTGATTTCCGTTAGGACTTTGTGAGGTGACTCTAGGTTTCCAGCATTGTCGACGCTCCAATACTCCAAAGTGTTGTTGGAGCCTTCTGTACTGATGAATGGGTGTCCGTTTATGCTGACGGTTCTGATTGGGCCATTGTTTGCTCGGTAGAAAGTCTGGTTTACTCCGCTCATATCATCTGTAGCTGTCAGGATTATGGAAAAATCAGTCTTGTGCCAAGCTCCGTCGTAGTTGTGAGTTGTCGTAGGAGGAGCAGTATCTGTTATTGGAAACTCGTATCTGGCTAGGTCGTCGCCTCCTCCGGTCCATGTGCTTGGTGTTCCTTGCCAAGCGTAAATGTGGTTATCAGCATAACCCAAGCGGCAACCAACATAATATCCCACTCCGAAGGGCAAGTCTGCTAGGCGCTCCCAGCTATTTGTTGAAACCGTGTAGCGGTAGGTACGATTGTCTGGGATTGCTGGGCTTTCTGGATATGCTTGATTTCCGCTCAAGGCGTAGACATAATCTGAGTAATCTGGCAACCATAAGCCGACGTAGAGAAGGGATCCACCATCTCCTACTCCGCCAGTTCCGCCGTTGTGAGGACTGGCTGGAATGTTGCTCATGCTAGTCCAAATGTTGTCTGAGAGGCTGTAGCGCCAGAAGTCATAGAGTGCAGAATCTTCAAGAAACTCTCCTCGCAACGCATACAAGTGGTCTCCGCCTGTCCAAATGAGGGAAGCACCATCACCCATACCCGCGGGTGGGTCTGAGGGAGCGTCACTCCAACTATTGCTCGCAGGTTCGTAGCGCGTGAAATAGGTGGGGCGTTGTTCGCCGCCTATCGTGGCATATATGCAGCTTTCTGAACTTACCCACACCATTGCATCGCCTTCTCCCTGATCTGCGCTAGTGTTTGCCAAGGCATCCCAGGAGTTTCCTGAAATGCTGTAGCGATAGAACCATCTGCGATTGTCAGATGTTGCTGCGCCATAGAGAGCATAAATGTGGTCGCCAAAGTCCCAAGCTAGAGCCGTACCAGTTTTGAAAGCGTCTCCACTGTCTGGGTTAGGCGGAGGCGACATTTCGGCCCAGCTACCCGACGAGGGCGCATATCGATAGAACTTCACCCCTCTTGCAATGTATACCGCGGTTCCGGTACCAACTACGGCTTCACCGTAATCGCCAGTGACAATGTTTCTGATCCACGTCCATGAACCACTAGCAGAAGCACTTTGAATATTAGAAATGGAGGCAGTAACCATAAGTAATGTGAAAATCAGCGTTGCTTGGCGTATCATTCTCGTCATTCGACGTTCTTCCTTCTTGTAAGACTAGACGACGAAAACAGTATTTTAGCTTTCATTAGAATGTCCTCAGCGCGCCCACACCTACTCTGCTTATGCCTTGTGCAGCAGGGGGACAAAACTCTACCTAAGGTCGCGATATCCATGTGTACGATTTCTGACACTGTGCTTTGTTGAGCCCTGCAAAGCACACTATGCTTTGTGAAGCCTTCTAAAGCACACTGTGCTTTGTCGGTGCCAGAATCTCCTTAAACTCTTCTGGCAACATAGTTTAGAGGTGAAACCTGTTTGGTCAATCTTGTTGAAGATTGGGAAGTGCTAGAAGATTACGCGGGAGACAAGCAGGGCTACTATCAAATCCTTGCCAATGATGGAACCGTGGAAGCGCGTGTTGCCATCGGTAGATTGGGCTTCAAGAAGGATTTCGACAATAATACTGATCCATTGCTGACTCGCATCCTGGCCTTTTGCCAAGCTCGCAAATACGTCAAAGTAAGCGAAACCGTCAGAGACGAACTCTTCTTCAAATAGGCATGACAATGAAAGACTTCGCTGTCCAGAACAAAAGCGCCCAGAACCCGAGGTGAAATTATGAAGATCTACACTGATGACCGTTTGGTGCCGTACAAGAATACGACAATCGACCCGTTGAGCACGAAGGCTGAAATTGACGGTTTGCTAGCTCGATGGGGTATTCGCCAGGTCTTCTGGGACTGGAACCCCGAAAAGAGCAACGTTGTGCTTCTGTTCAAGCTACCAGAAACTTACGGCAACATTCAGCCAGGAGTTCGATTAGAGCCTCCGCGCATCTGGACCAAAGGCAACCGCAGACGTAACGAGGAGATCAACTGGGCCGTGTCAATGCGCGTCCTGTTCTGGTTTCTGAAAAGCTTCCTTGAAAGCGCGTACCTAATGCAGTTTGACAAGACCACCGCCTTCCTGCCCTGGATCGTTGGCTCAGACGGGAAGACGCAGCTGAAGGACGTGATCATTCCACGGCTCGGCCGCATCAGCGAGTTCCAAGCTCTCCCCACCGAAGACCAAGTACGAGAAGAAGAGAAACGGATGACCAGAAAAATCGTCGACATACCGAGATAGAATCGAGAATGATTGCGCACTGTGGAGAGAGAATGGCTGACTTTCACATCGAACCGCAGACTAACGGTCACATATTTGGCAAAGCCAGTTCTAAAGGCGGAAAGTCGGGTGTGTTCGCTGCATCCGCTGGCATCAGCCCTCTATGCCCACAGTGTGGATCTGACAAGCTTTGGCGCGACGGCCTACGTTATTCAATGTTCGGGGATAGAATCCAGCGTTGGTTCTGTCGCAAGTGTGGACTCAGATTTTCAGATCCCGTCGATGTTCAGAAGGCTTGGAGCACGTTTGAACGTGTTGAGAGAGTTGATACCAAACCGAAAAAAGCCACAGAAGACATAGTTACTACTTGCCAAATATGCGTGACCAAGGCAGAAGGAACGAAAAATTTGGCAGCGGAAATCCAAGAAAAGGAGATTCCGCCAAGAAGCGATGCAGACAACAAAGGGAAACTGCTCGAATTCGCTTGGAGAATGCAGCAAGACGGCTACAGCCTCGACACCATACGCGGCTACAACAGCTGTCTGAAAGGACTAATCGAAAGAGGAGCAAACCTAACAGACGCAGAAACAGTGAGAACCGCACTTGCACGAGAACAGAAGTGGGGTCAAAACAGAAGACGAAACGCGATAAACGCTTACACGCTTTTCCTCAAGTTCAACGGACAAACTTGGACAAAGCCACGATGCAAAGTGACACGCAAATTTCCATTCATACCTACAGAACAAGAACTAGACGCGCTTATAGCAGGATCTCACAGGAAGAACGCAGCTTTCGCCCAACTCTTAAAAGAGACGGCTATGCGATCAGGAGAAGCTAAACGCCTGCAATGGACAGACATAGACCACGAGAAACGAATAGTGACACTGAACGAACCCGAAAAAGGCTCCAACCCAAGAATGTGGAGAGTCAGCACAGCCCTAATCGAAATGCTTAACGCTCTTCCAAAGACAAGCGAGCAAGTCTTTCCAGGCTCTCTCAAATCCATGAAAGGAACTTTCCTCGACACCCGCAAACGCCTCAAAGAAACCCTACAAAACCCACGCCTACTGCGAATAAGCTTCCACACGTTCAGGCATTGGAAAGCAACGATGCTATACCATCAGACGAAAGATCCATACTACGTGCAACACTTTCTAGGCCACAAGAAACTGGAATCAACCGAGATATACATAAACATTGAACACACTCTATTCGAAGCCGGAGCCAACGACGAATTCACCGTAAAAGTCACAGAAAAACCAGAAGAAATCAAAGCACTCTTGGAAGTCGGATTCGAATACGTCCTTCAAAAAGATAACCTAATATTCCTGAGGAAACGCAAATGACATCAAACCAGAAGCAACATCGCCAGCAACGAAAAACCTGGCGGAGTCTGGCAAAAACAGGGCGGGGTTGCCCTAGCCTGGTAGGGGGCAGGCCTGCTAAGTCTGTGGCTGGAAACGGCCGCGTGGGTTCAAATCCCACACCCCGCGCCATA